TGATCCGTTTACAACAGTATTTCTACCTAAAAATGGTATGTTAGAGAATAAGACAGTGTATAACCTAGCATCAATAAGAAAGTTCTGTGAAATTGAAGAGGATCTAGGAGAAATTTCACCCGTGCGAGAAGGTAAACAACAACTTTATGATTAATATGCCGAATAAGAAGAACAACTTTGACGCTAAAGAAGCTGCCTGTGCTTTACTAGCTAATAAACTATATAATGATTATGTTGAAGTATCTAGCGTAATTTGTGGTGTTGAGGTTGAACATTTTGCTGAGGATTGGATTGCGAAGAATTTAGATGAATCAGATAAGTTAATGTCTAGATCTATTTGGAGATATTTTCTAAAACATTTAACAGAACACAGCAACGGTGGGTGTGATGGCGGATAATTCATCTTTCATACATATCATTGATGACGCTTTAAAAATAGCGGTCTTCCAAAGATTTGACGAGTATTTTGGGCTGACAAACATAAAAAACGATATTGTCTTTCAACCAAGATCTATCCAAGAAAGGAAAATTGCTGAGAAGCGCGGAGAATTATCGGTTGAGTTTATGGGGCTTTGGAGGCCTCACATCGCTCCTGATTGGTCGCGCCAAAGAACACCACTTGCTCGAGACGGGATTATGCTTGAGTATACAGATAGCAACAAGACATCAATCGTTACTGTTAAAGCAGTTCCCGCCGCTTTTGATTATGAGCTACGTTTTTGGTCTAGGGATTTGAACTCATTAACTCTTGCTACGGAATCATATATTAAATGGGCACAAGATTTACCAAATCTGGTTGTATATTATGATGACTCATATGAAATGGATTTTTATTTAAGATTTGGTGACATTGTTGATGAAACCGATTTCAACATTTATGAAAAAGGTTTGTATTATGTGCATATGATGCCTATAAAACTTGAGGGTTGGGTACTCACATCAATTGAATCAAAGACTATTTTAACAATATATTTAGACGTTTTTTTGAGACAATTTATATCGGGTCAAACAGAAGATATTCTAATTTCAGAATATGTCATTACAGCAACATCGTAATGTAAAAAGGAGGACATAATATGTCAAGTTTTTACCTTTCACCTGGGGTGTATTCCACAGAAACAGATTATTCAGACGTAATTAACAGTATTGCGACAACATCAGCAGGTATTGCTTTTTATTCCACAAAAGGCAGTACGACGGGAATTATGTTGATGACGAATACACAACAGTTTATTGCTGAATATGGTGAACCTGTTTTAGGTAATCCAGGACACTACTCAGCATTAGCTTATCTACAAAATGGTAAGCAGCTGTATTGTTACAGAGTTCAAAGTGGTGCTTTATATGGTGGTGTAGATATTAAAACCGCAATTAGTGCACAAGCAAACGCGGCAATAAGTGTGGGTGTAGCCACTCCTGATTTTGTTTTAACATCTGGGCAAGATAACCTTTTCCAGATCTACGGAGCTAACCCAGGAACTTGGAACAATAATATTGGTATTAGATTTGCTAATATCAATACAGGTCCAAATTTAAACGACTACGCATTTGATATACAAGTTTATTACTACGCAGACGGCGCGTATACTCAAGTAGAAAGCTGGACTGTATCTAGAAAACACCAATTGGATGGATATGGAAGACAGCAGTATTTGGAAACGGTGATCAACGGATTTAGCAGCTATATTGTTGTTGCAGATAGCACTTACTCAGATGATACATTGCCTAAAGCCCAAGCAACAACATTAGCTTTGGCTGAGGGTAGTAATGGTACAGATCTTATTAGTAACTTCTCAGCTGCTCCTTTTATTAGTGGTTGGGATGAGTTTGAGAATCCTGATGTTGTTGATATACGAGTATTAATTAACGCCGGGCAAACGGACACATCTGTTCAGGCAGAAATAATTGATATTGCTGAAGCAAGAAAAGATTGTATTGCTATAATTGATATGGATTCTGCTCAAACTACTTCGGTAACGTCAATGGTTAACTGGAGAAATAATACATTAAATGAAAACTCGAGCTACGCTGCTTTATATGCGCCAATGGTAAAGGACTATGATTCCTATAACGACACAATAGTATACTTACCAGGATCAGGATATATAGCATCTCAGTTTGCATACAATGACTATATTGCTGATGTGTGGTATGCGCCTGCCGGTTTAAACAGAGGTATATTAAATGTATTAAGTATATGTGATCAAAACGGAGATAGGTTGGTATTTACTGAGGGTGAACGGGACTCATTATACGTTGCACAAATAAATCCATTACAGGTATTTAGTGGATCAGGAAACGTTATTTGGGGCCAGAAAACCTTAACAACTAAATCTTCAGCTTTGGATAGAGTAAATGTTAGAAGGTTGCTTATTATCCTTGAGAAAACAATGTCTGTATCATTAAGACAGTTTGTATTTGAACCTAATAGTGAATTTACACGGTTCAGAATAACAGCTATGCTTGACACATATCTTGATTTATTGTCTGCAAAGGGTGCTTTCCAAACAGAGTTGGGTGATAAGGGGTACTTAGTAGTATGTGATACAACAAACAACACTCCAGCAACAATTGACAGAAATGAGCTTCACGTAGATGTTTACGTTAAACCATCTAGGGCAGCAGAATTTATTCATCTTAACACAATTGTTACAACTACCGGGGTACAATTTAGCGAATTAATTGCCCAAGGTAATATACTTTAACGCAACTAACCGTCCATAAACAAGGAGGTTTTTAGATGGCAAATAATATGAGTACAGATTCTTTAAAGGCAAACTTAACTAACCCAGCTCGTGATTATATGTGGAACGTTATGGTTCCTGTGCCTATCGGTAATGGAGATACAACTACATACACACTTCGTGCGCAGTCATCTACAATTCCGGGAAGGTCTAACGAACCTATTACCATACCTTTTATGCAAACAGCAGGTATTCAGGTAGCTGGAAAATTGGCATATCCTCATACTTGGGCGTGCACTTTTATTGAAGGTGAGGACAAGAAGGTATTTGATGCTATGTATTCTTGGCAACAGGATATAGTTAATGATGTTTTTGGTGTAGGTGTAGGTGATCCATTATATAAAACTGATGTGTACATTACTCTACTTACGACAGCGGGTGACACATTTATGAAGATTAAAATAAAAGGTGCTTGGGTTCAGAATATGGGTGATGTAGCATTAGCATACGCAAGTAATGATACTATTAAATACAGTGTAACATTTGCGTATGATAGTTGGGAAGATGCTACCTAATAGAGGATAAAATGGCAAATCTACCAACAATTGGGCAGTTTGTTAGTCAACCTACTAGTTTTATTTTGAGCAAACTACGTTTCCAGAGGAACTACCTCTGGGACGTAGTTATGCCTGATATTGGAACGATTGCTGGCCTTAACGTACATGGTTTAGAGGGTCTTGCTATTGGTCAACTTGTTCAATCAGTTCAGTTTGGCGATTATAGTATGGATTCACCAACTGTTATGCGAGTAGGACCATATCAGGCGTCGTTTGCTGGAATGCTAACAGTAGATAAAATTCAGATGACTTTTTTAAAGACTCAACCTGACGCTGTATCAGCATATTTTAACAGTTGGAAGAAACTTATAGTTGATGATCAAGGTTTATTTCAACCCAAAT